GCCCTCAGCGTGGCCGTTTTGTCGACGCTTTACTTACAGGAGCAGAACTTGGAAAACGAAAATGATCAAGGTCTTATGGGACCAAACACGATGAACATAAGAGCCGTAACCGCTCAGCGGCAGTGGTTACCTAACGGGCAACAACTCATGACCGAAATACCTTCAGCCGTAATAGACAAGTCGTACCCTAACAAAAGCGTAGGGCACGCGGGCAACACGGCGCTGGTCATTCAAATTGTTCCCGCGCAAAACGGGCACTTGCTGATTGTGGGCGGCCGCAACTACGTGGCTGGCGACGGCGTATCGCTGCTTGACGTAATTCGTACAGCACTAGTCGAACATCAACTGGAGGTTTAAATGAGCGTAGACACTCGACAAGTAGGCGGCAACCACTACCGCACCAAGAAAGTACAACCCTGGGAAGCCATGGAATCGTGCATGTCGGCCGAAGAGTTTGTAGGCTACTTGCGCGGCAACGTCATCAAATACACCATGCGGTGCAACGACAAGGGCGGCGTGGAAGATTTGCAAAAAGCTGCGCACTATTTGGAAAAACTCATCGAGGTGCTGCAATGAAAAACTGGCTACGGCGCAAACTACTAGACCTACTTCATCCCGCGAAGGAAGCTCCACTCCAAGCAATTTCTCGGGGCTCATTGGCTCCGTTTAACGAGCTTGGCGGCAAACGACACCAGTTCGAAATCATTGACGCGGTCAACGGCAAAGTTTTGATTTGCAACGTGCACCAACACAACCCCAACGGTCCAGATCGCAACCGCACAGAAATTTACTTAGTGCCGCCCGACGCTGACCTGATGCAAACCATCAATACGGCCATTGTTTCAGGAGCGCTTCAATGAGCCAAATGCATCCCCCTTATAGGCCAGTACAGTTTTTTCCCGATGAGACAGACAAGCGCAACGAAGCGCGGTTTCCTATCGCGCTTCACCTTAACGTCGACGTTGTAAAAATAAACAACGGGTTTATTTTGCGTGCAGGAAGCGACTGGACATTGTGCGTTGGCGCTGCGGCCATAGAAGAAGCAACACACGCACTACTATCAAAAATTGTGGAGAAGCTCCTTGAAACTGACACCCATATTTCTTGACTTTGAAACGTTCTGGTCTTCCGACCACTCGTTGACGCGTATGACCAACATCGAGTACGTCATGCACCCGGAAACCGAAGTCATTTCGCTTGCATTGAAGTGGGGCGACCTTGCTACTGCGGTAGTTCTAGGTGAAGATAAGATCGCGGAACGTTTGAGCGTCATGGACTGGTCTGACAAGATCGTCATTGGCCACAACATGTCAGGGTTTGACGCGCTGATTCTTGCATGGCGCTTTGGCGTTAAACCGGCGATGTGGGGATGCACCCTTGCCATGGCGCGGCCTCGGTACGCAGCGTCGTGTGGATGCTCTTTGAAGAACCTGGTAGAGCACTTCAACATTGGCGTTAAAAACAATGCAGTGTTGCTGAACACTCGCGGGCGGCACTTGAAAGACTTTACGCTTGACGAGCGCAAGGCCATGATGAAGTACAACGGCGAAGACACAGACCAATGCGCAGCGCTGTTCAAGAAGTTGATAGCTGACACGCCACGCGCCGAGCTGTTGCAGATTGACTTGACCACGCGCATGTTGGTAGAACCGCAGTTCGAAGTGGACCAAGCGCTGCTTAAAGACACGCTCGTTCAGGTGCAAGCAGAAAAGGCTCGGTCGCTGCGCGAGTTGGCTGACATGATGACGACGACCACTGAGCAAGTGGCTCACATACTGGAAACCGGCAAGACGTTGGAAGCCTTTACGCGCGAGCAGTTGATGTCGTCGGCCAAGTTTAGTGAGTTACTGACACGCCGTGGTGTGGCAGTGCCCATGAAGCCGTCACCGACCGATGCGTCCAAGATGATTCCAGCGCTGTCTAAAACCGATGCGCCCTTCCTGGCCTTGCAAGAGCACGAAGACCCGGTTGTTGCCGCCGCCGCTATGGCACGCCTGGAAGCCAAAAGCACACTGCTGGAGACGCGAGTACAGGCTTTCCTGGGGGTTGCCTCGCAGTGCGCCGGTAAGATACCTATGCCGCTGCGCTATGCCGGCGCAAGCACCACTGGTCGATGGAGCGGGGAAATCTTTAACCCGCAAAATCTGCCGCGCATCAACAAGAAAAAAGCCAAGCTGTCTGATGCATTGCGTATGTCGCTGGTTGCTCCAGAAAATCACCTGGTAGTAACGTCGGACTTGAGCGGCATTGAACTGCGCGTCAACCACTTCCTGTGGAAAGTAAAGTCCAGCATGCGCCTATTTCGGGAAAGCCCGGACAAGGCCGACTTGTACCGCGAGTTTGCCGCTAACCTGTACGTGGTCCCTGATGTAGCCGATGTATCTACTGACCAACGGCAGATCGGCAAAATCGCGCACCTGGGTCTGGGTTTTGGTGCCGGGGCTGCTACGTTCAAACGTATTGCAAAAACCATGGGCGGCGTGGACTTGACCGACGAAATGTCGGGGCGCGTTGTGGAAACGTGGCGTGAGGAATACGCCCTAATCGTAGCTGGCTGGCGCACGTGCCACGAGGCACTTAAAGACATTGCCAACGGTATCGAACGTCCCATAGACCCGTGGGGACTGTGTTTGACTGGTAGGGACCACATCCGGCTGCCTAGTGGCCGCCGCATTTGGTACCCAGAGCTGCACACCGAGAAAAACGCCGATGGCAAGATCGAGTGGGTGTACGGCCTTGGGCGTAACCGGGCGCGCATCTACGCGGGCAAGATCGTGGAAAATATTGTGCAGGCGCTTGCGCGCGACGTGCTTGCCGAAGTAGTGGCCATGATGTACAAGAAACACAACGTCAAGCCGGCACTTCTAGTGCACGACGAGTACGTGACGATTGCCCTCGCTTCCGAGGCCGAGCGAGTGCGCCAGGAAATTGACGCCGCTATGCGAGCGCCTACGTCTTGGTGGCCTGAGCTTATCAAGTGGAGCGAGAGCGGTATCGGCAAGACCTACGGCGAGGCGCATTGACAATGGCTGATGACACCATACCCGCGTGGACTTACTCACGCATCGAGGCATATGAAACTTGCCCTAAGCAGTTCTACCACACCAAAGTAAAACGCGACGTGGTAGAACCTGAGACGATGGCACAGCTTTGGGGTAAGCGGGTTCACACCGCGTTTGAGGTGGCCATCGCTGAAGCTGCGCCGCTTCCTGAAGGCATGACTCAATGGCAACCGCTGGTCGACAAATTTATTGCGTTGCCCGGTAAAAAACTGGTAGAGTTTCAGTTCTCGTTGGACAGCAACTTTCAGCCGTCACCGTGGAAGGGTGCGTGGACCCGCGGCATTGCCGACTTAGTCCTTGTGCACAATGACCGAGCGGTGATAGTTGACTGGAAAACGGGAAAGCGCAAGCCGTCTGAACAGTTAGACTTGTACGCGGGGTACGCAAAGGCCTATTGGCCACACGTTACCCACGTGCAAACCGCGTACGTGTGGTTGCAAGAAAAGAAAATTACCAAGAAAACTTTGGTAGTGGACGAGGCTGCGCCGGCGGTGTGGCAAGCGTTTTTGCCGAGAGTTCGCAAGCTAGAACGGGCTTACGAGAACGACCTGTGGCCTGCAAAACCATCAGGGCTTTGCCGCGGGTGGTGCCACGTTAAAACGTGTACGCATTTTAAAGAGAGGACCCAATGAACGAAATGATTGTGCAAACCAAAGGGCAACTTGTAGCGGCCATCAAAGCAGCTGCGTCCCCAACTTTCGAAGAAGCAAAAGCTAACCCGTGCGTCATTCGCCTGGGCACTACGGTTTATACATTTAAGGACGGAATACATGAGCGACGCGCCCAAAAAATCATCAGGGAAATTCATCGCACTCCGCACCATGCGTTCTTTGCCGACAAGCCAGCTGGATTATTTGACCATGCTGCTCAAAGCAGGGCTGCCGCCTGATATTGCCGAGTACACCAACAACTTTTGGGTACGCTTAGGCATGACGCGCATCCTTGTTGGGCCCAAGTACTACACCCTGCGCACATTCGAAGAAGTATGACACCCGAAGGCAAAGTCAAGCAAGACATCAAGACCGTTTTAAAGGCCTTGAACATTTGGTTTTACATGCCCGTGCAAAACGGTATGGGCACCGTCGGCATTCCTGATTTCATTGCCTGCCACAAAGGGCAGTTCTTGGCGATTGAGACAAAAGCTCCAGGTAAAAAAAGTCAGGTTACGGCCAATCAAAAAAACTGCCTTGAAGCCATCGAGCGAAACGGTGGCTGGGCCGTTGTAGTTGACAACAAGCAAGATTTTGAAGTTTTTTTAGCCACTAAAATTTTGGAGAAGCACCATGGCAAAATCCACCCCTGAAAAATTGGCGTACCAGAAAGCCTACAACGCGCAGCCTGCGCAAAAGGAACTGGGTGTTGAACGCCGGCGCGAGCGCCGTCACGAAATCGCCGCGGGCAAAGTAGCCATAGGCGACGGGGAAGACATAGCCCACGTCAAGCCCGCAAGTCGCGGCGGCAAGACAGTGGCATCTAACCTCAAGGTGGAACCGGCTGCAAAGAACCGCGGCTGGCGCAAAGGAGAGGGCAACTACAAAGTGCCAGTGGACAAATAAATGTACATCCACAAGCGCAAAAAAGCAGTCGTGATGAAACTGCGTACGCCTTCCAAGGTGACGTCGGTTATTACCACTGCCCGTCAGGTTGGAGCGCACACTGTAGCGCTACCGCACAGGCCAGATGAGACGCGAGTGCTGCGTAACTTGGGGTTCGATGTACCGGACCCTATGCCGCTGCATTACGACTACCCGCTGGCCAACGGAAGGTTTAACCCGTTTGAAGTGCAGCGCTCTACCGCATCGTTTTTGTCCATGAATCGGCGCGCGTTTTGCTTGAACGATATGGGCTGCGTAGACGCTGCCACGGAATATCTGTCTCCGACAGGC